AGTTGTGTAGGGAGTAGTTCACGTACTTTCACGATGGAAACATCGTGACCGTCGTAATAGTCCCTACCGCAAGACTCTCTGAACTTTCCAGTCCAGAAAGATTTGCCGCTGTTGACCCGAAACCCAAAAGTTTCGAGTCGTGCGACAACTGCAGGCACAAATCTTCGGGGAATGATGATATCATCTCCGAAGATGCACACCTGTCCCACAAACTCCTTACAGAGTTTGCGGGAAAGAGGGCGATTGAGCTCTTCTGCGATCGCTTGGAAGACGATGGACGTAAAGACCATCGCCTCCATGGGAAAGCAGAGAGCCGAACCCATAGACGCGAACTTGGACAGACGGATCACTCCGTGTCCAGGCACGTCAGCCTTCCGTGATCTACATGCATCTACAGCCCCTGCAAAAGTGGGGAAGTAGTGCAGCAGAGCACGTACATGCTGATTGGAGACGCGATCACTTGCTTCACTAAGATCTAGTGTTGCAAGATCACCTTCGATGGATCCCTTACGGGCCAGACGCTGGTTAGGTGTCTGGTCATCGAAGAATATGATCTGAGAGAAGATGTCATCCTTTCTCAGCTCATCAAGAAACACCTCGAGAAGAGCCTGTTGCGTGTATTGCATGCAAGTAGGCTCAATCGCGATGATTCGGGGCGTCTTCAACGTTTTAGGAACCGTGATAACCCTTACGGGTCTCTCGGCTCCGGGTTCGAGGAAGGTGACACGTTCGAGAAGTTCGAAGTACTTCCATCCTGGGGTAAGACACACCAGTGATGGAAAGAACTTCTCAAGACGCTCGGTCCATTCTGTCTGGAGGTACTTTCGGTTTCCCGAAAGCCTGTCAGCAGTTGAACCGGGCCCGTGCTTTGGCATCCATTCTTCACTGTGTACCCGAAGGTCACAAGAAGAAAGAAGGTCGCCAAAGAGAACCAGGCCAGTACGCATAAAGCTGGAATAACCAGTTTCAGCGAACGTACTGTCATGCTTCTTCATCTCCTTCTCACACTCGATGTATCCCTTGATTGCCTTCACAGTGCGTGCATCGCTGCACTCAATGTGAAGCTTTGCCATCATCAGCGTTAGCTGACGGAGTGCAAAGATTGCATCAATCTCGGGAGAATCGAGCAATCGTCCCTCGACACTATCGAACACACGCTCAAGGAAACCCCGGAGAAATCTGGGGAGACCGCCTGTCCAGGAGAAACCCTGGAACAGGTCGTGAGCGACGAATCCTCGGTCAAGACCTTTTTGGAGGTCCGAACCGAAGTTCGCCAGGGTAATCGTTAGAAACGATAACCCCTCGTGTTCGAATCGAGCAAGGGCAGTTTTTCTGTCCTTGCTGGTGCTAGTGCCGATCTGCGTACCCAGTTCTTCGAGTACGCAAAGCCAGAGCTGCATGAGGCTTTTCATCCGGTCCCTTTCATCTAGGGTACTGGAGTCCCGACTCATGCACTGACCACACGCGAAAGCGTGTCCGTCCCCCAGAGACAACCTTAATCTCTGGGAACGACAGCAATCGGTCGGGTTTCTGCAGGCGCAATGTCAACGGTATCGATGAACTCGATATCCTCCTCGTATACGGCCTTACGAATAGTAAGGACGTAATGACCGAGGATCCACTCACGAAGGGTGACTAGAAGAACGGGAGCATCCCATTCTTTTAGGCCCTTCTTTGTGCGTGGAGGAACAAAGTGCCTAAGAACCCGAGCCGAAGCCATCAGTTCTCTCCACCAAGAACCTTGGTGATGAGGGCTCCACTCGAAGCGTTCAGCTGGGCGATGAAACCATCGACCACCTGCTTCTGCTCCGTGACCGTGTAACCCAGCAGCGGAACGTCGAACACCATGTAACAAGACATGGAGTATCGGTTGTTCTGCGCCGAGATAAACGGGTCCGGAGAGATCTTCGAGTGATCGATGCGGACGAGGTGCCGGTTCCTCTTACCGTACTGGTGAGAGACCGACTCCTTAACGAGACCATCATTGGACTGAAAAGCTCCACTGTTGATCCCGCTGCTAACTCGCGGAAGCGAGATAGCAACCGCATTGATAGTG